GACATCGGATAGCTATCATCATTTTGTATTTGATAGATTCTATCATCAGTTTTTAATGCGTAGAAGATGGGATCTTGGTTATTCCAGAACAGCACAATTATTAAAGGAGAAGTGCAATTGTGAAAATAGAAGAATAGGAAAAGAAAGATTGTCTATATTCGTAGTCAAAGAGTTTGACAAAAAGACAGAGGAGTATAAACAAAAGAAGTTGAAAGAGGAGGATCCATATTAATGAAAACAATAGTGTTAGGACCACCAGGTACAGGAAAGACAACTACGTTGTTAAACAAAGTAGACGACTATTTGAAAGAAACAGATCCTGATAAAGTTGGATACTTTGCTTTTACACAGAAAGCTGCATACGAAGCAAGAGACAGAGCTATAAAAAAATTTAATCTTACAGAAGACGACCTACCATATTTTAGAACACTACACTCACTAGCATTTAGAAAACTTGGTGTAAAAAAAGAGGATGTGATGCAACGCAGACACTACGTTGATCTTGGAAACAAACTAGGTTTTCCTGTTAACTATGCTAGGTTTGAGGATGATCACAACGGTATTTTTACATCTGATAGTGAATACTTAAGAATAATAAATCTCGCAAAGTTACGAAATATTACACCAGAACAACAGTTTGATTTAGCAGAACACAACAGTGATCTTGAAAGAGACAAATTAACTATTATTGCAAACGAGATAGAGCGATACAAAAAAGAATATAATCTAATAGATTTTAATGACATGATATTACACTTTATCAAATCAGATAAATCGCCAAAGTTTGATGTAGTATTTATAGATGAAGCACAAGATCTATCACTAATGCAATGGGATATGGCAAAAAGTATTTGGAATAAAACAGCAGACTCTTTTATTGCAGGTGATGATGACCAAGCAATATTTAGATGGGCCGGTGCAGATGTAGATTCTTTTATTGCACAAAAAGGTTTGATGATGCCACTTACACAATCACACAGGATACCAGCCATGGTGCACAACGTTGCGATGAATGTAATAAACAAAGTTAGAAACAGGATAGATAAGTCTTGGAAACCAAAGACACACCAAGGTGCACTATCCAGGTATGATGACTTTGAACAATTAGATATGACTTCAGGTGAGTGGTTAGTCATGGCCAGAACTAAATATATGTTGAACGAACTAGAAGATACACTGTATAGAAATGGTTTGTATTACAGAAACAAATTTAAAAAAACAAAAGAACAAGAACTACATTATGCTGCACAGGACTGGGAGAACTTACGTAAAGGTCAACCAATAGCATACAAACAAGTAGAAAGAATTTACGGATATATGAAAGACAATACAGATAAGAAAAAACTAAAAGGTATGTTGAAAGATTCTTCCTATGATATGGATACATTAAAACAATCTTATGGTTTAAAAACAGATAAGCCTTGGTTTGAAGCATTTGATGATGCACCAAGCAGAGATGTAAACTATCTAAGAAAGATGAGAAAGAATGGAGAGAAACTAAACGAAGAACCACGAATAACTTTGTCAACCATACATGGTGCAAAGGGTGGTGAATCACAGAATGTTGTGTTATTAACTGATCTTAGTGAGAACACAATGAAAGCATACGAAAAAAACCCAGATGATGAGAATAGATTGTTCTACGTTGGTGCAACACGAACCAAGGAACATCTACATATTATATCACCAAAACAAGAATACAAAGGATACAGTATATGACAGACAAAGATATGTTTAAAGGAACAACATACTCTTCATTAGAAGAGCAGGTAGGTGGCAAACATTATAAAAATTTTCGCATACAACCAGCAGAGTTTATTAATGAAAACAAACTTTTGTTTGCGGAAGGAAATGCTATAAAATATATTTGCAGACACTCCGTAAAAGGCAAAGCGCAAGATATAGAAAAAGCAATACACTATTTAAAAATGATATTAGAGAGGGACTACTCATGATACAGAAACCAATGTTTAGCCCACAGACAGAGTGGCTACCACCAGAATCTTTTCCTGATTTATCTAAGTATGATGAAATAGCAATAGACTTAGAAACAAAAGACCCTGATCTTAAAACAATGGGATCTGGGTCTATTACAGGTAGATCAAAAATAGTTGGCATAGCTTTAGCTGTAGAAGGATGGTCTGGATACTATCCAATAGCGCATGAAGGTGGTGGTAATATGGATGAGAAAATAGTAATGGATTACTTTAGAACCGTTCTAAACTACCCCTCTACAAAGATATTTCACAACGCTATGTATGACGTATGTTTTATACGTGCTGCAGGACTTAAAATTAACGGGACCATAGTAGATACCATGATTGCTGGCTCTCTCGTAGACGAGAATCGCTTTCGTTACGATTTAGGCTCCATGGGTAGGGATTACCTCGGAAGAGGCAAAAACGAGGCTGTATTGAACGAAACAGCAGCTCTTTGGGGTGTAGATGCTAAGTCTGAGATGTATAAATTACCTGCTATGTATGTAGGTGAGTATGCTGAGAGAGATGCAGAGATGACTCTTGAATTATGGCAGAACATGAAACAAGAGATACAGCACCAAGATATACAATCTATTTTCGATCTCGAGACTGAACTCTTTCCTTGCCTCGTCGATATGCGTTTCCTAGGAGTTCGTGTAGATATTCAAGCAGCGAA